GGGCAAACGTGCCTTTTAGCTGGAACGGGTCAAGCGCCAGCGATCTGTCGATCACGCTGTCTGATAGCGTCAACGCGAACACTTTGACAGGCGTACACGCGCACAAGAACCGGGTTTATTATTGGACGGGCGACAGCCAAAACTTTTACTACAGCGCCACCGTTGACACATTCCAGGGCAATTTTACAAAGTTCCCTGTGGGCCTTGTCGGCACATTTGGCGGTAACATTATTATGATTAACACCCTGACCATCGATGGTGGTGAGGGCGTTGATGATCTGCTTTGCATCGTGATGACATCGGGTGAGGTGCTGCTTTACTCCGGCAGCAACCCCAGTAGCGATTTTGCCCTTGTCGGTACATTTAGGATTGCAGAGCCGATTAACGAAAAACGCGCCATTGCCAAGCTGGGCGGCGATGTCATCGTGATGACCAAAGAGGGCTATCTGCCTCTAAGCCAAGTGGTGCGGCAGGACATTGTTGGCAACAAGGCAGCAGCCATTTCAGAGAAAATACGCGGCACGGTCATTAGCCAGGTCGCGGCAACCGGCACGACCACCGGCTGGCAGATATTTGTCAGCCCGGATGGCGACAAGGTGATTTTCAACTACCCGACAGGCGACGTTGACCCGTTCAACCAGCATGTGTTCAACCCGATCATCAGGGCATGGTGCATCTTTGAAAACATGCCAGCCCATGTCTGGGGGCAGTTCAACGGCGATACATATTTTGGCAGCGCGTCAGGCGTAGTTTTCAAGGTGGGTGGTGATGCAGATAATGGCTCAGACATTACTGGTGATTTGGCTACCGCTTACAACTATTTTGGCGACAGGGGCGGCGTAAAACGCTTTAGCAGCGTGCAGCCCATACTGGATGGGGAGACAACGATTGATTTCTCGTTTGGTGTGGGCGTCGATCTAGGATCGCCACGCGCCATTGATGTCACGCAAGTCAGTTTTGCATCCAACCTAGCGGCTTGGGACACCGCGACTTGGGATGACTTTTTCTGGGCTGATACCACGGGCGCTGGCGTGACCAAGCGGCGCAAAGCGGTCAATCGGCTTGGCTACTCCAGTGCATTGCGTATTCAGGTCGCAACCAGCACCCAAACAATCAGCTTTATCAGCGCTCATTATACCTTTGCACCAGGAGGGCCAATCTAATGCCTTTTTCCGGCGGCACCTTTTCGCGGACGTTTGACTGCACGACAGATCGTGACAATGGCGTCAAAATCCTTGCATCCAAGTTTGACACAGAACTGGACGGCTTTGCGACTGGTCTGACCACGACCATTTTGAAGGACGGCACGCAGACATGCACGGCTGCGATCCCGTTTGCTCAAGGCATTACCCTGCCTGACAACAAAACCATCACGCTTGGTACAAACAGTGACATCACAATACAATATGATGAAACGACGAATGACAGCCTAGAGATTGCAGCCAATGTAGAAGGCGCAGCGCTTGGCATCGTACTGAAAGCCGACCAAGGCGATGACAACGCAGACCAGCACAAGGTAAATATTGCTGACGGCGGCGTGCTAACACTTGGAAGCAAAATCAGCGGCAGCTTTGTCAGTTATCTCACACATACGCCCAATGCCACAGTCGCAGACAGTACAACGGCTGTTGCAGGCAATCTGACTGTCGGTGGTGACCTGACGCTTGGGTCAGGCGCTGTTATCAGCGAGGCTGAACTAGAGGCCATTGACGGCGTTACAGCAGGCACTGTGACGGCATCCAAGGCTGTCATCGTAGACAGTAACAAGGACATTGCCAGCTTCCGTAACGTGACGCTGACCGGCGAGTTAGATGCTGGGTCACTAGACATCAGCGGCGATGCCGACATTGACGGCACGCTTGAAGCTGACGCCATGACGCTGAACGGCACGGCGATCACGACTACCGCCACACTGTCTACCGGCATTTCAAACAACAATGTGCCGATCTTTACCAGCGGCGTGGCTGATGATGATTTCCTGCGCGTGGCTGGCACGTCTATCGAAGGCCGGTCTGCATCAGAGGTGCTGTCAGATATTGGCGGTCAAGCCAGCCTGACATTCGGCATCAGCAATACAAATGCCGTCAAAATTGACAGCAGTTCAGTGGCTGATGATGAGTACGCGCGTTTCACAGCCAGCGGACTAGAGAGCCGGTCAACGTCAGAGGTCTTGTCAGACATAGGTGGCCAAGCTGCGCTGACGTTTGGCATTTCAAACACCAACGCAGTCAAAATTGATAGTTCATCCGTTGCAGATGATGAATATGCCCGGTTCACCGCTAACGGCCTAGAGAGCCGGTCAACTAGTGAGGTGCTGTCTGATATCGGCGCACAGGCCACGCTGACCTTTGGAATATCCAACACCAATGCAGTCAAGATCGACAGTGCGTCTGTCGCTGACGATGAGTATGCGCGTTTCACTGCAAATGGTCTGGAATCCAGATCGACATCGGAGGTGCTGTCTGACATCGGTGCCACCACAGCCACTGATGCGGCCAACGAGGCCACCGCGTTAGCGATAGCCTTGGGCTAAAGGAGAAAACGAATGGCTAACACATTCAAAGTGGTATCACATGATGTGATGCCAGCCAGTTCTGGCACGCCTGAAGACCTGTACACCACGCCTGGTAGCACCACCACGATTGTCCTTGGCATGGTGCTTGCGAACGTACACACAAGTCAGGTGACAGCCAGTGTGAAGCTGGTCAGCGACACATCTGGTGGCGGCAGGGCTGCGACAAACACCACTACGTTTTTGCTGAAAGACGCGCCTATTCCTGTTGGCAGTTCTTTAGAAATTCTTGCTGGAAATAAAGTGGTTTTGGAAACCACAGATCAGATTGAGGTTGATTGTTCTGTGGCGGATAAAGTCAGCGTAACTATGAGCATCATGGAGATAACCTAATGCCGTATTTGGGCCAGCAAACAGCCGATAACTTTCAAAGCACGTTACCAGTACAGCGTTTCAACGGTGATGGCAGCGATACCACATTCACCCTGACCACTGCTGTATCCTCTGTGCAGGATGTCCTTGTGTCTGTTGACGGTGTTGTCCAAGACACTGCTGCATACACCATTCCTGACGGCACGACCCTGACATTCACTGCTGCCCCATCAAGTGGCACTGGCAATATTTTTGTAAACTACCTTGCTCCACAGGGTGCAACAATCACACCCGCTGCTGAGAACAAAGGCAACTTTAAGGGCGGTGGCCTGTTCCGTACCAACGCACAGTCATTGACGGCAGACACAACCATCCTTGCAACTGAGAACGCAAACGTGACAGGGCCATTCACTGTAGCTAGTGGCGTGACCCTGACCGTTGAAAGCGGCGGGACATTGGTGACGCTATGAGTACGTTGAAGGCAGATACCATCCAAAGCACCAGCGGCGGTGCGGCTACGCTGACGAAGCAACAGGCACCTAAGATGTGGACTAGTGCGAATCAAAGTACGGCTGCTATTAGGGATAGTCTGAACACCTCAAGCATTACAGACAACAGCACAGGTAATTTTACTAATACGGCAACGTCTGCTCTGGCAAACGCTAATTATGCTATCTCTGGCACTAATGTTGGAGACACGCAAGGCAACTATGCTCTTAATGTAAATTCCGCAGGAGACGCCAATACAACGACGACTCATCGATACTCCAACTTTAATACTGTTAATGATAATTTTTATGACGCTGCAACAATTAGCACCGTTGTACAGGGAGACCTCGCATGAGTACCATTCTTGTAAACACGCTGACTGGTACTAGCACTGCTGGCTCTATTGCAGTCACAGGTGAAGGCAACAGCACGACCACAAACTTGCAGCAGGGGCTGGCGAAAGCTTTTGCTAAAGCCACTAATTCAGCGGGGTTAGATGACTCTTTTAATGTAAGTGGTGGCACAGACAACGGCACTGGCGATTACACCTATGCGTTCACCAATAACATGGCGAGTGCCAATTATGTTGAGATGACTAATAGCACCTACGCTACCCTGTCGGGTTACGACACAAACGAATTAGCAACCTCAAGCTATAATGTAAGATGTTTCAGTCGCAATGACTCAATTACTAATATTGATGATGTGAATCACTCGCAAATTACGGGAGACCTCGCATAATGGCATTCGGTATAATCAAAGCAGATACCCTGACGCACTCGACTGCGGGTTCGCTGGCTACGAATTATGTCGTGAATGGTAGTGCGAAGGCGTGGGTTAATTTTAACGGCACTAGCACTTTAGCTGTGAGGGATAGCTTAAATCATTCATCTGTTACGGATAATGGAACAGGTCATTATTATCCCAACTTAACCTCTGCTATGGCTAATGCTAACTATGCAAACACCGCTATGACAGTGGATACTGGACCGGGCAATTTGGTTTGTTTTGATGGCGGCACATCTCAGACAACAACACAAATAAGAATATATGTTTTTGGTGCAAACGTGACCATCGTTGACGCCAGCATTGTCTGTGTTGATTACAACGGAGACCTAGCATAATGACAGTGACCCCAGAGTTTCAAGGCACACATCTATGGGACAGGCTCTGTTGGGCCAAAGAGAACCTTGAGGGTGTGCAGTCAGACTATCGGGTTGTCTATGAGGACAGCGTAGACGAGTGCGCCAAGATATTGGTGCCTGATCCAAACTGGATGGCGTGTGCGCTACAGGGCGGTATCCTGCCACCTGTCGAAGTTTATTGGGAACTAGCAAAGGACGAGGCCGAAGAGGGCTTTACGAAGCACACCCGTGGCTACCTGTTGCACAACACCAAGCCTGTTGACGCAATGACTGAAGAACAGGCGATTGAGTACCTGATTATGAAAGACGTACCACAGTCCGTATGGCGGGTGTGGAACGAGGGCAACAAACCGAAGATGGTTATCTGCCACAAGGAACAGCTTCCCGGCACACGAGAGTGGCGCAACGCCTGGAAGATCACTGAAGACCTAGCCACTGATGAAACTGTAGCCGCATAAGGAGCAACCTGATGGCAACAACATATATCGTAGACAAGGACGGTAACTCGATTGATGCGTCAACCGCTACCGTTCCTTCTGACCGTCACTTTCGTGGTGCATGGTCATTGAGTGGCAGCGTCATCTCTGAAGACATGGATGCAGCCAAAGTGATCTTCAAGGACAAAATCCGTGAAGTACGTGCGCCACTGCTTGAGGCAGAGGACGTAACCTACATGAAGGCACTTGAGGCTGGCGACAGTGATGCACAGGCTGCATCTGTAACAGCTAAGAATGCCCTGCGTAATGCACCGGCAGCTTCGGCAATCACTAACGCTGCTGACATTGCAGCACTGAAGGCAGCTTGGGATACAAGCGTTCTTGGCGACTCGCCTTACGCATAAGGAGATAAGTCGTGGCACTTACACAAGTCATAAATAAAGGCATTGGTGCTGGTAACACTGTTACTGGTGAAGGCAGTGCCACGACATCCTTGCAGCAGGGGTTAGTTAAAGTTTGGACATCTTTTGAGATGCAAGGAACAGCAGCAACCTTTGACAGCTTTGCTCACAGCAGTTTGACAGACAATGGCACTGGCGATGTTACGCTTACAAGCAGTGCTGTGATGGCAAATGTTTTGTATGCACACATTGGCATGGCTGGTCTTGATGGCAACAGTCTAGATTCAATTTCTCAATGTTACGGCCAGACGGTGCCTACAACTACAGCAGCAAGGTACGTTATTGCTTACGCTAATACGTCATTGAGTGACACTAAAAACTCTGGTGTTGCAAGACTGGGAGACCTCGCATAATGCCATACATAGGTAAATCCCCATCAAACGGTGTTCGTAACCGCTTTCAGTATCAGGCCACTGCCGGTCAGACATCATTCAGTGGCAGCGATGCCAGCAGTGGTGTCCTGAACTACTCAGACAGCCTGTACATGGATGTGTACCAGAACGGTGTGCTTCTCGTACCCGGCACGGACTACACCGCTACGACAGGCACGACGGTTGTGTTGGTAACTGGGGCCAGCCTAAATGATACAGTTGAGATGGTTGTGTACGATGTGTTCTCTGTGAACAATGCCTACACAAAGACTGAGGCTGACACACGCTACCCATTCAAGGGCAACAACTCAATCATCCGCTTGAACGGTCAGACCATCAGCGCAGACATCACAATTGACAGCGACGAGAACGGTGTGTCGGCAGGGCCGATTACACAGAGTGCCACCGTCACTGTTAATGGATATTGGAGCATCGTATGACCAGCGTATTGAATGTAGACACGATTGCAGATAAGGCTGGCAGTGGTCCTGTTGGGTTGACTAAGCAAAATACAATTAAAGTTTTTTATGTTAGTGACACAACTTTTGGAACAGCAGACAACAGTTTTGGGCTTTCATCATCATCTGATGCCGCAACAGGCTATACAGGGCTTAATTTTACTAATGCTTTTGAGAACAAGTATTGGGCTTTAGGTGGAACATCTTTTGATGCGGACGGTAACTTTTTTAGCGAGGGTGGTAATGAGACCACAACCGCTGCACAAGTTCGTCATTTTGGCGGGTGGAATAGCGGCGGAACTTCAGCAGCGGTAGATGCAGACTTAAAACTGATGTTTACGGGAGACCTCGCATAATGGCAAGCATACTCAAAGTCGATACAATCACAGGAGTATCCACGGCTGGCTCTATTGCGGTGACAGGCGAGGGCAACTCGACCACAACGAATTTGCAGCAGGGTCTGGCGAAAGCTTTTATACGTTTCAATGCAGGAACAAGTATAAATGACAGCTTTAACGTAGCATCACTGACGGATGATGGGACGGGGGATTATCACTACAATTTTACAAACGCTATGGGCAATGCAAATTATACTCATGTTGGTATGGGCGGTAATGTTGGCATTACAGATGACACAGTGACAACTGCTCTTGCAAACATTGGTGCTTTTAATGCGTCCGGCAGTGCAACTGATGATACTCGTATGAACGGGCATGTCATAGGAGACCTCGCATAATGGCTAGTGAACTGAGAGTAAACACCTTGAAGGATGCCAGCGGGAACAACAGCGTGGCTGTGTCTACTCTGTTCAACGGCAGTGCAAAGGTTTATGCCGAAAGGACTGTGGCTGCTACGCCAGCGACAATCTCATCGTTCAACGTAGCTTCAATGACAGACACCGGCACGGGTGATACAGGATATAATCTTACATCTGCACTAGACGATGCAAATGGTCCTGTTGCTGGCACAAACAGCAGTACATCGGGAGACCGTGGTATTCTTGGCAAGTACACGACTGCAAGCCAGATGCGTAGCTTGACAAGAAATTCAAGTGACGCAGACACAGACAGGGCCGTGTCAGTTATTGGATATGGAGACCTCGCATGAGCAAAGCAGCAGAACTCGCCGCACTAATTAGTTCGCAGACGGCGTTGTCGAACAGGAACATGATTATCAACGGTGCGATGCAGGTGGCGCAGCGGGGTACGTCAAGCACAAGTCTGCACGCTTCTGGATATTATACAACGGACAGGTTCGCTTTAGTTTTTGGAAATGAAGATGAATTGCGGGTAACCATGACGCAAAATTCCGTCACTGACCTACCCGGCTTTGCTAATTCTTTGAAAGTGCAAACTACCACCGCTGAAAGTGCCATAGCCCT